GGATGCACGCCTGGCCGACATGGGCCTGGAGCGCCAGGTGCTCGACCCCGGCGACCCGGCCGCTTTCCCGCCGGTGCCGCCGATTCTGGAAAGCGACGACGACGCCCGCCTGCGTTACTACCTGGCCCCACACGCACCGGCTGCAGGCTCGCGCATGCACTATCGTCGCGAAGTGTTCACCCTCGGCGAGCGGCCGTCGGTCAAGGTGCAAAGCGCCACGCCGGGTGTGGTGACGGTGAGCTACACCTTTGACCCGGACGGCTACGCGGCCCGGGTCAAGGACGGTAATGGTCGACGCACGGCCCCCGGCGAGGTGATGGTCACTGTGCTCTCAAGGGACGGTGATGGCACGGCTTCTGCCGATTTACTTGACGGTGTAAGGCGACATTTCGCACGGCCAGATGTAAAGCCGGAGACTGATTTGGTCACCGTCCAAGGGGCGCAGATTCAGCACTACAAAATGCGCGTGGTGGCCAAGATCAACGCCGGCCCGGATTCAGGGTTGACCCAAGTCGCGGCGCAAAAACTGCTGCAAACCTACGCCGACTCCTGCCACCGCCTTGAGGGCCGGGTCGACCCCAGCTGGATCGACTACGCCATCCACAGCGCCGGCGCCGCGCAACTGCAAATCCTCGAACCGCTGGCGCCGATTGTCAGCACGGCGTTCCAGGCCCCGTATTGCACCGATGTGGAAGTGGAGGTTCGCACGCTATGAGTGAACCCAAAGCGAGCCTGTTGCCTGCCAACAGCTCACCGTTGGAGAAGGCGCTGGACCTGGGCTTCGGCCACTTGCTGGAACGGGTTAAGCCACCATTCCCACAGTTGATGGACCCGGATCACACGCCGGTGGCGTTCTTGCCCTACCTGGCGGCGGACCGCGCGGTGAACGAATGGAGTGCCACGGCGCCCGAGGCCGAGAAACGCCTGACGGTCAAACTCGCCTGGCCCACCGCCCGCCAGGCTGGCACCCGCCAAGCCCTGGAAAACGCCGCCAAGGGCCTGCAACTCAGCCCCGAAGTGCGCGCCTGGTACGAGCAACAACCACCCGGCGTGCCCTACAGCTTTGCCGTACGGGCCTGGACCGAGTTGCCCTACAGCGAATCGATCGATGCCCGACTCGACCGCCGCCTGGCCGACGCCAAAAGCGAGCGCGACATTCTGTCGATCTCCGTAGGCCTGAGCGCTTCGGGCCGCCACAGCATTGGCGCGGCCACCCTGTGCGGCGAACTCACCACGATCTACCCCAACGTGCTGGCAGGCGTCGAGGCCTCCGGGCGCGCCTTTTTGGCAGCCGGCCTCTACACCGTCGAAACCACCACCCTTTATCCACAGGAGCACTAAATGGCTGACTATTACACCCTGCTCACCGATGCGGGGATCGCCTACGAAACCGCCTGCAAGGCGGCCGGCATACCGATCAAACTGGCGCAAATCTCCGTCGGCGACGGTAACGGCGCCGTCTATAACCCTGATGCCAGCGCAAAAGCGCTGAAACGCGAAGTCTGGCGTGGGCCGTTGAACGCCTTGTTTCAAGATGAGAAAAACGCCAACTGGTTGATGGCCGAAGTCACGATTCCTTCGGATGTGGGCGGCTGGTACGTACGAGAGGCCGGGCTGTGGACGGACACCGGGATCCTGTATGCCATCGTCAAGTATCCGGAGTCGTATAAGCCGGTGTTAGCGACGTCGGGGTCCGGGAAAGAGTTCTATATTCGCTCGATTTTCGAGACGAGCAATGCCTCGATTGTGACGTTGTTGATTGATGACACGGTGGTGAAGGCGACTCGGGCGTGGGTGATGGATTATCTGTCGAAGGGGACGTATTCCAAGGCTGAGATTGAGGCGATGGTTGCCAAGGCTTCGGCGTTGCCCGTTGGGTGCATGGTTGCTTTTCCGGTCGATAAAATCGCCCCGGGTTTTTTAGAAGTTGACGGCAGTGTCAAGAGCGTTGCGGCATACCCTGATTTGGCAAAGCTTCTTGCAGGGGCCTTCAATAAGGGCGACGAGGGTGCCGGCAATTTTCGACTACCTGAGTCGCGGGGAGAGTTTCTCCGAGGTTGGGATCATGGCCGAGGGGCTGATCCCTCACGCGCTCTTGGAAGTAATCAGCGGGGAACTTTAGTAGTCGCCGATCTTCCCTCCGCTGGGCAAGGTGTCACTTCGCATGCGCCAACATCGGCGCAAGGTGTCAGTGATTACGGGCTGGATCCATCTAATATGGGCGCTTGGCCTGGGGTGAAGGCTGTATTGACGGGCGATACACCTACAGCGGTTCCGGGTGACGCTACTTGGATGGTAGGTACTTCAAGGCCTCGAAATCTGGCAGTTATCTGGTGTATCAAAGCCTGGAACGGTCCTATCAATCAGGGAAGCATTGATATTGCCGCTCTCGTTTCACTCGCTTCCCAAGCAACTGAAATCGCACAAGGCACTGCCAAAGTCGCTACTCAAATTCAGGTTGATGCCGGAGCGGATGACGCTACTTTTGTCACACCCAAAAAACTCAGGATGGGCGTGACATTTCTGGCCGCAGCCAATGGCTACTTGGCTCTACCCACTTGGTTAGGCGGCTTAATTTTCCAATGGGGAGTTGCTGCTCGACCCGCGTCCGCGGGTGACGTGGCATCGACTGTCAGTTTCCCTCTCGCTTTCCCGCGAGAGCTCTATCACATAAGTGGAAGTATTCGTGGATCCAGTGGTTGGGGAGGCGATCCCAATCTCTTTTTCAATACTGCATTCACTCAGTCACTCACATCTTTTGTTTGTTGGTTTGATGTGATTTCGAGCTCATTCGACTCGCTTTCCACTGCGCGCTGGTTCGCGATAGGCAGGTAAATCATGAAGGTTTTTTACAGTACTGACACCAAAGGCTTTTATAACAGTGTTGTGCACGCTGAGATCCCCAAGGACTCGGTCGAAGTTTCGCAAGCTGAATATGAGGAGCTGCTTGGTGGGCTATCGCTAGGAAAACTAATCACTCTTGGTTCAGATGGGAAGCTGCAGTTGTCTGATCAGCCAGTGAAAGAGCGGGATTGGCCGTCTGAAATTGCCTTGGCCCGTTACAGTCACGAAGTCTCTGGAATCACTGCGCAAGGATTGGAGATCCTGACTGATCGGGATACTCAGGGGAAACTCACGGCGTCTGCTCTAAGAGCTCAACGAAATAATGATTACTCAGTTGATTGGAAGCAGGCTGACGGTACGTTCGTTAATCTTGCCGCCAGTGAAATACTTAGCGTCGCGGAGGCTGTGGATGACTATGTTCAGGCCTGTTATTCGCGTGAAAAGGCGTTGCTGTCTATCTTGGCCAAAGGCGACTTTGACGCGGACATGCTCCTTGATGGGTGGCCAGAAACGACACAAATGAACCCGACCAATACTCAAACACACAACCCATAAACGCCCCGCACATCGGGGCGTTTTTTATGGCTTCTACCCCACCCAACACCGCCATGCGCGGTTTTTTTTCGCCTGGAGATTCTCTCTCATGCCCACTCGCCAAACCTACACCGTCCTCATCCCATTCCCCACCGGCGCCGGCCATTGGTCTGTCGCCGGCCAGGAGCTGGACCTACTGGACGTCGAAGCATCCGCCCTGCGCACCGCTGGCCGCCTGGAACTGACCAGCGTCCTTAACCCCACCCCCAAGAAGGCTGACTAATCATGGCTGAGGTTCTGAACTTCGAGCACAACGGCATCACCGTGAATGCCACTGAATCCCCCGAGGCCATGGGTGGCCTTGGCGACAACGTCATCGGCCTGGTCGGCACTGCGCCGAATGCCCATGCGTCGATCCCGAAAAACGCGCCGTTGCGCATTAACAGCTTCACCACCCAGGCGCTGCTGGACCCTACTGGTGCGGAGACTGGCACCCTGTTTCATGCCGTCTACCAGATACTGAAAGTGGTCAAGGTGCCGGTCTACGTGGTGATCGTGGAGGAGGGCGCCACTCCGGCTGACACGATCAACAACGTGATCGGCGGCGATGAGCCGGTCACTGGCCGCAAGTTGGGCCTGGCCGCGCTGGCCAGCGTGCCGGAAGACCTGACCATCATTGGCGCTCCTGGCTTTACCGGCACCAAGGCCGTGGCCGGTGAGTTCGCCTCCTTCGGCAAGCGCATCAAGGCCCGTGTGGTACTGGATGGCAAAGACGCAACCGTCGCCGATCAAGTGACCTACAGCGGCGAACTGGGCGGTGCCGACCTGGGCTTCGACCGTTGCCTGCTGGTGCACAACATGCCGTCGGTGTACTCCAAGGCGGCGAAGAAAAACGTGTTCCTGGCGCCATCGTCCCTGGCCATCGCCGCCTTGGCCAAGGTCAAGCAATGGGAGAGCCCGGGTAATCAGGTGACGTTCGCCGAGGACGTTTCCCGCGTGGTCGAGTACAACATCCTCGACACCTCCACCGAAGGCGACCTGCTCAACCGCTACGGCGTGAGCTACTACGCCCGCACCATTCTCGGCGGCTTCTCGCTGCTGGGTAACCGCTCTATCACCGGCAAGTTCATCAGCTATGTCGGCCTTGAAGATGCGATCAGCCGCAAGCTGGTCAAGGCCGGCCAGAAAGCCATGGC